TTTGTTCAAAACATTTCGAGTATGACGAAAATTGAAGAAGGAAAGATAACGAAAATCATCCCCGATGATAAGAATATGAATCGGCATAATCAGTACGGGATGTCGTTACTGGAAAAGAGTATCTCAGAACTTGGCCTTGGCCGTTCAATCCTCGTGGACAAGAATAACCGTATCATCGCCGGGAATGGAGTAACAGAAACAGCAGCTAACCTTGGCCTTGAGGATGTAATCATAGTCCCGACGGACGGCAAGAAGCTGGTTGTCGTTAAACGTGAGGATATTGACATTGACAGCAAAGAGGGGCGGGAATTGGCATTGGCCGATAATGCCGTCGCAAATGTTAACCTCGAATGGGACACCGAGAACCTGCAAGAAGTCACAGAGGAATGGGGTATCGAAGCAAAGGACTGGGGGGTAACAACTCCTGACAACGCTGGCGGGAGTATTGATTCATTCTTTGAAGACCATAACGCCGAAAAGAAGGACAAAGAACTCGTTTGCCCACATTGCGGCAGAAACGTATATGCAACCGAACCTATCCAAGACACCGAGGAGCAATGAAAATCTACCTGGCAGGCAAAGCGTATGGAGCTAGTTTATGAACCTGGTTAAGTAAAAACCAACACATAACACCAACAAAGCAATGGCACGGTATAACAAAAGAATAGTTAAAAGGATATGCGACCTGATAAGCAAGGACAGTTTTACGATTGCCGAAATTTGCGCAAGTGTCGGAATATCAGAACGTTGCTATTATGATTGGCAGGCGAATAAAGCAGAATTTGCAGAATCTATACAAAAAGCAAGGGAAAAATTCGATGATATTCTTGCCCAGGAGGCTAAGAACTCACTAAGGAAGCTCGTGAGCGGATACGATGTGGATGAAAAAAGGACAGTGTATGTAGGGGGCGAAGACGGTAAGCCAAAAATAAAAGAGCAGGTAACAATAAAGAAGCATATTCAGCCGAACGTCGCTGCCACTATTTTCATGCTTACAAATAAGGCTCCGGACGAGTATAAGAATAAGCAGTTTAGCGAATTGACTGGAAAGGACGGCAAGGACCTGGTTCCACCAGCTAAATTACTTACAAAGAAAGAAGCAAAGGAGTTACTTAAAGAGCTTGAGGACGAGTGCTAATTGACTATGAATACGGATGGACGCTTCTGGGATATAGATGTGAAGAAAACATGGGTCCTTTCGAGTACCCTGAATTTCACACGCTTTTTTTACAAGGAGCAGTTTAACCGTAAATTCGTCGTCGGTGACCATCATAAGAAAATAGCCGAGGCCTTAGATAAGGTCCTTTCTGGCGAAATAACGAGACTAATGATAAATGTAGCTCCTCGTTATTCGAAGACCGAAATGGCCGTTAAGAACTTCATTGCCGAGGGGCTTGCTCTTAATCCAAGGGCGCGCTTTATCCATTTGTCATATTCTGATGATTTGGCGCGGGATAACTCAAAAGGAGTACAAGCGATAATGGACCTGCCGGCGTACAAGCAGCTGTTCGAAGCGAGGCCAACATCGCCAAGCTCAAAAAAGTGGTACACAGAACAAGGAGGCGGCCTGTATGCTGTTAGTTCGGGGGGGCAGGTTACTGGCTTCGGCGCTGGTATCGTGGATCGTGATGACGGGGAAGAAGGGCGAAGCATGGACGAGTTCATGCCAGCTATCGAGGCTGACCTTAATTTCGGCGGAGCTATCATAATTGACGACCCCATCAAGCCAGACGATGCTCTATCTGCCACCGTCAGAGATAAGGTAAACAAGAAATTCGACACGACTATCCGTAACCGTGTAAATAGCCGCAAAACACCGATAATTATCATCATGCAGAGGCTTCACATTGACGACCTCTGTGGCTATCTTCTGAGACAAGAATTGGACGAATGGCACGTCCTGTCACTACCATGTATCTATACGGATGAGGCTGGGGAACAGCGCGCCTTGTGGCCCTTTAAACACACCATGAATGAACTAAAAGAGCTGCGTAGGAAAAACAGTTTTGTTTTTGACACGCAGTATATGCAGGACCCAAAGCCGCTTGAGGGGCTAATGTACGAGCAAGGTTTTAGGACATATGAGGCCATTCCAGCGGCACGACGTAACATAAAGAAGGCGTATATCGACACAGCGGATACGGGGGGGGATTACCTGTGCATGATCTGCTATGATGAGACAGATGTTGGGAATTATGTCACGGACGTATTATACACCCTAAAACCAATGGAATACACAGAACCGAAGGCCGCCGAAATTCTGACAAAGAATAGGACCGAGTACGCTATTGTTGAAAGTAATAATGGAGGACGAGGCTTTGCCCGTAATGTTGAGGCTCAATGCCGTATGATGGGGAATAACAAAACCCGCTTTAAGTGGTTTTTTCAGGGGGCAAATAAGCACGTCAGGATATTTACGAAGTCGGCAGATGTTCAGAATCTTATATATTTCCCGGCAGGATGGGATAAGATGTGGCCTGATTTCTATCAGGCACTAACGAGTTACATGAGGGTTGGGCAGAACGACCACGACGATGCCCCAGATGCGTTAACAGGGACTGTCGAATGGAGAGGGAAAGGGAGTGTTAATCAAAATCTGACATATATTTTTTGATTTAAATATCGTACATTTGAGGTATATCTGTAACATTAATGACATGAATATAAAAGAATTACTCAGTTCAGGCTCGACCGACGAGGTTATCGAGAAACTTAAAAGCGGTCGACCTACCAGCTTGCCAGATGTAGATACGTATTCTGGCGAACTTGACCCGCTAACACACAAAGTATTTAGTACGACTGAGCGGCCAGATAAGACTATAAAGGTAGACACTGGCGATCCGGGCGTCGAGCCAGTAACAAAGACCGAAAAAGTCGCTCGTATTGCTCTAGCTATACAGAAGCTAATCGTAAAGCGCGCTGTATCATTTGTTTTTGGTAATTGCGTTGAGCTGGATGCCACCGTAGAGGACGATAAGCAGGGCGAGGTATTGGTCGCCTTACGACGTATCCTGTATGATGTGAAGAGCAAGTCGCTAGATAGGAGAGTAGCCCGTCACCTCTTTAGCAGTACCGAAGTGGCGGAACTGTGGTATCCCGTCGAGAGGAGACATAATACATATGGGTTTGAAAGTGACATAAAGCTAAGATGCCGAGTATTAAGCCCATTAACAGGGGATAAGTTATACCCGTACTTTGACAGCTTAGGCGACATGGTAGCCTTCTCGCGCGAGTTTACCATCAAGGATAGCGAAGGCGAGGATGTACGGATGTTTGAGGCATATACAGATGACACTATTGTAAGATGGCAGGAGGGTGAAGATGGGATGGCACTTGTTGAAGGCTTCCCGGCGGTGAATCCATTGGGTAAGATACCTATCTGCTACGCCTCGCAGGAGCAGGTCGAATGGGCAGACGTACAGCCACTTATAGAAAGGCTCGAAAAACTCCTGTCAAATTTCGCCGACACAAACGATTATCATGCTTCGCCAAAAATATTCGTACAGGGACACATAAAAGGCTTCGCAGCTAAGGGGGAAAGCGGCGCTATTATCGAAGGTGAAGAAGGGGCAAAGGCTGAATATTTAGCTTGGCAGAATGCGCCTGAATCTGTTAAATTGGAGATTGACACCCTTCTAAGAATGATATATACCATCTCGCAGACGCCAGATATTTCATTTGAAGCAGTCAGGGGTGTTGGCCCTATTTCAGGCGTAGCGCTTAAACTTTTATTTATGGATGCCCATCTCAAGGTTGCCGATCACCAAGAAGTCCTTGACGAGTACCTCCAACGACGTATAAATATCCTTTTGGCCTTCATAGGACAGATGAATAAAGGCCTTGAACAGGCAGCTAAGGATATTAGCGTGGAGCCTGTCATAGTACCGTACATGGTAGTCGATGAAGCTGCCGAGAATAAGATATGGCAGGATGCCAACGGCGGGCATCCCACTATTTCTATAAAAGCCTCATTCGAGAAGGCAGGTTTGACACGTAACCCTGCTCGTGATTACGAGCAATACTTACAGGAGCAGAAAGAGGCAAATAGCTTCTCCGTATTCGAACCAACAGTTTAATATATGGTAAATAATGGCTAAAAGAGCGTTCTCTTTTCAGGGATGGGACATACAGGCCTATATGCAAAGTGAGAAGTATGCACGCGCTATTGCTAGTATCTATGACGAAGCGGTGAATGAGTTTGCGAGGATTGGCAAGGACCTGCGTCCCTCTCCAAGTAAGCTATTTTCATTCAACGATTACCCAGCCGCTAAGCGTAAGGCTGACGAGATACTAAATGGGATGGCGGGAAAGATGAAGGCTAAGATTATCGAAGGCACAGAAAAGAACTGGCTATTTGCAAGCGCTAAGAATGACGCTTTTCTAAGTAGCATAATGGACACATCTAAGGTGTCAAAGCGACTTCTGAACAAGTACCAGAACCGGAATATAGAAGCCTTACATTCTTTTCAAAAGAGGAAGGTAGGCGGGCTTGACCTATCAGGCCGGGTGTGGAATTACGCTGGGCAGATGAAGAAACAGATGGAGTTTGGTCTCGACATAGCTATCGGGGAGGGGAGGTCAGCCAAGGAACTCGCTACCGACCTCAAAAAATACTTGGCTGAACCTGATAAGTTATTCAGAAGGGTACGTGATAAACACGGGAATCTTGTCTTGAGCAGGAATGCCGCTAATTACCATCCTGGACAGGGCGTGTATCGGAGTAGCTATCGAAACGCCCTCCGGTTGACACGTACGGAGATTAACATGGCATACAGGGAGAGCGACCAACTGAGGTGGCAGCAGCTGGATTTCGTTATCGGATACGAGGTAAAGCGCTCGAACAACGAATACGATTGCGATGTATGCGGTTCTCTTGCAGGGCGGTATCCCAAGGATTTCAAATTCGTAGGGTGGCACCCGCAATGCCGCTGCCACGCCATCCCAATTCTTCAAGAACCTGACACCTTCGATTCAGACGAGCTGGAAGAGCTGAAGGCAGCTATTAACGGAACGGAATACGAGAGGAATGTAAGCGGAAAGATAACAGATGTACCGGATGGCTTTAAGGTGTGGGTCACCGATAACAAGGAAAGAGCGAAGGGGTGGAAGTCCCAGCCTTTATTCATACGAAATAACTTTAATAATGGGCGGATTGACGGCGGCCTGAAGCTCTCCGCCCAAGCGAAATAAAGCGTGGATTAACATACTCTCACTCCTGAATGGAGTGAGAGTATGTTAAATTTAGCGGATGCCGGCATATCGTACATCGTTTGTTCCGATATGGCGTAGCTTGGGTGATGCCGTACTCATATACTCGCCGCTGAGATACGCCAATAGTTTCACGTCCGAGAGCCTGAAAGGCAGCCTTTATACTCGTAAAATAGAACTCACTTCCATCAGAAAGTATTACTTGTATGATGTAACGTTGTGTATCTTTTCTCATGCTGTTAGTTATACGCCCCTTTGGGGTGTTAATACTGCTAATATCCTGATCCTATTTATTCTTATTCGCCAGCTCCTTAATCAGCTTGTCGTACCTCGCTTTAGTTCGGGGATAGACAACGGTTCGACTGTCAATCCTTACAACGTAAGGGGCATTCGAGAGGTCAGGTGACGGCATTATTTTCTTAGGCTTTCGAGCCCTGGCGCTACATCCAGCTGACAGTTCACCAAGCTCGTCATAAGGGTAAAGAACGTAGAATGACGTCTTATCTAACCCTTCCCGCGTCCGGAGGCTACCGCCTCGCTTCTTGATACGGCTGGCCTCTTTGGCGTGGTCATTAGCGCACGACTCGCACCTGATAGCTCTGAGGTGACGATACGATATGTCTGCCCCACATGTCAAGCATTTTCTTGTTTTAGCCTTCTCTATCTTATGAGTAGAGTTGGCAGCGTGCCTTTCACGCCATTGGGTAAGCTTATCTTTATAGGCTATTTCGGCGCAATCTACACAATACTTGGCCCTTGCTGACCGGTGGGATATGTCACTCCCACATTTTTCGCATAATCGTTTTCCCATTAGACTAAATTTGAGATTTTACTATACTCTATCCTTACCATTTCGTCGTTATCTTTCAGCGTAGCATACACGCATTCGCTTTCTTGTATATTTACGACGACTCGCCCTTTTTGGAGCTTAGTAGTGCCATCTGTAGTGTGCTCGTAGAAAGTGAAGGGCTGACCTACCTTTAGGTCTCTAGGGGAGACCTGCGGACTGTATATCCACCTACGAATTACTGTCCAGAATACCCAGATAACGGCGCTGTATAAGGCCGCAGCAATAATTATTATTTTCATGATCGTTTGTTTTTATGCCCCGGCGGGTGCCGGGGCGGTTTAGTTAATTTTTTATTTTTATCCCCTATCGTAAGGGTCTGTTCCGTTTTTAGTGATAAAATTAGCGATTGCGTGTGCTGCTGAAAACGGTACATAATCTGGCCTATTGTATGTTTTTATAGAAACATTGCCGTACTTGGCTATAAGCCTATTGGCACAGTCCTCTGTTATTATAAGGTCGTTTTCACTCTCTTTTTCAAT